TACAAATCTTCCAGTGGTTGAAATGCTTCCCAAGAAATAATATGTCTTATCTCTTTCAATATTTACCCAGTCAAAATCAATTTCATGAGGAAGTAGATTTGTTCCCCATGCAACATAGGTAATGTCATACTCTTTATGAGTACGATCATAAAGAACACCAGTATCTAAAACATCACAATCATCTCGATTCAAAACAAAATCATAATTGTCATTATCCATCGATTGCTGCAAATATCTTACATCGATTAATTTCTTGACTTTACCAAGATACTTTTGAGGATTAACGCAAACATGAACATAGTAAATGCTTGTATCTTTTAAAGGAATGTTCTTATCTGCAAATCCCTCAGTAAAGAATACACAATTATCATAGTCAAAGTCTTCTGGATATTCATCATCATGAAACCAGTATGTCTCATATCCTAGGTGTTCAAATGCTCGATACACTGCAATGTGTGTATATGAATGAGTATGGGTATGTAATGGATATCCCCAGATAACTATTTTCATTTTCTATCTTTTAGCAGGTTTCCAAAATAATGAGATGTACTTGGGGTGCCAACATGAAATTCAAATGGTTGAATACCATAAGGCTTTCCAACATTTTCAATAATCTTATGCATATGAATTATACCGTCTTTAAAATGATCTTCAACTTTAGCGAGTTCTTCATAGAATTGAATATGCTTGATAGGCACAACAAAAAACCAATCAGAAAAGTGCCTGTCTCCACCTGCAACATATCCATTTTGATTCATTACAATATCAGATTCTAAATTCTCCATATTAATTTCGCTATGAAAAATCAAATCTGTCCTCATACGAACAATGTATTCATAATCATTAAGATTTTTTATGAGTTTAACGCAATCATATATTCCCTGATATTGAGATTTAACCCTGTATAGAATATCTTTCGATTTCTCTGAGGTGAGAACCATGTCTGGTTCTACAGACAGCATTTCATAATTGGAAACATCAAACACAAATGGGTCATTGACCTGAAGTTTTTTCAGATTCAATGGCGTATATAATTCTTTAAAATCTTCTAGTTCATTATTCTCAAACTTATCGTTGAATTCGTGATGAATTTGAAGATTTTGCCAATCAGAATCCCACTGAAGATTAGCGTATATATCGTAACTCCCAAGACCATCTAGAAAATTTTCTTTAATTTTATCGAAGGTATTTCTAACAAACCTAGGATAACCAGAAAAACAAACAGCAAACTTTTTTTTCATAGTAAAATTTCAGAAATTCTTTTATGTATAGTTATATTTATTTCCTCATCCAAAAGGTTAGTGTATGAACCCCAAGGTTTTGTAACAGTATTCATAATTCTTTAAGTTCCCCTATACCAGTATTACGAACAACATTATAACACCATGCTCTCATTTCACCACCATCTTTAACATCATTCACAACAATTCTTGGACCATTTGGGAGACCCATAACAAGTTTATCCCAGAATAATCCAGCTCTTTTTAATTGACCTTCTAATTCTGCTCTATGGGATTCTCTTCTTCCCGTTACCAAAACAATTTTATATTGTTTCTTTTCCCACTCCTTAAAAACCTCAATAGTTTCTGGTAGCAAAATAAGTTCTTGGGAATATTGTTTTGAAATATCTCCATGACATGATGAAAACATAGTGTTCCATCAATATCACAAAAAATTGTTTTCATCAGAACCTCGGTAATGTAATTTGAATTGGTTGCCCCTGAATTCCAATACCAAATGTATCCAGCATTTTACGATGCATTAATTCGTGACACCAGGCACCAGTTTCATTCATACACTTTTCAAGCATGAGTTGCCAAACTGGAAAGACACTCATAAAGACATCCATTTGCTTTGATCCACCAAAATCAAACCAATCATTAACCATACCATCTGGTTGATTTTGCAAATTAGAATAATGAACAATTTCTGGATCAAGCATTTCAAATGGAATCTTAGTGTGTAAAACTGTGTCTGTTCTACATCTAACAACCCAATCGTATTTAAAGTCATGAGCATATTCATACTCTTTCTTTAACTTATTAACTTCACTCAAACTATAAAAGTATGAAAGACAATTATTGATAGTTCTAGATTTAAACAGTTCTGGTTCTGGATCATTCAGAGATCCATACCAATATCTTTCTAAGGATTGCTGAAAAGGAACTTTTGAATCGATAAAAGTTTTGCTCTTCTCAATACTATAACATACTGGTTTATAAATTTCCAACGCTTTCTCAACAGCATTAGATGCAATTCTTTGACTTGGCCATTCGCCGCCAAACTTATAAGGTTCAGTTTGAAGTTTTTCATCAAACCAGAAGTGAATAAACGTATCTACGTCATATCCTTCACATACATTTTTTAGAATATATGGTGCAACTTCATCAATAAATCTTGGTTGCCCAGAAAGGCATAATGCTATTTTCATTTTAATTGTAAAGCAACTTTTTTAACGAGTGACTCAATGTCAGTATTTGGTTCCCAACCCAAAATATCTTTGGCTTTTTGCCAAGAACCCTTAGAGTATCTAATCGTTTCTTTGGCAACGATTTCTTTGTTTAGAGGATATTGACCTTCGAACATTTTTGGATAACGACTCCAAAGTTCTTGTGCTGGTTTGTGTTCAAGTCCAAGATGTTGACATTCAAGTGCTTCTGCAACCCAAGTAGAAAGTTGATTGACACTTACGGTCACACCAGTGCAAACATTAAAAACATCATTAGGTTGTTTCTGCAAACAAAGTTCCAGCATAGAAACAACATCATTTACCCAAATAAAATCTCTAACCTGCTCACCATCTCCACTCAAAACAGGAGCAATTCCTTTTTTCAACTCTCTTACTACAAAGTTTAAGAGTGGTGGATTGGGACGAGTTTGATCTCCATCTGGACCAAACACATTAAAAAATCGAAGAACTGTAATCTTACTGCCGTAATTTTCACGATAAGACTCAATCAGATCTTCTGCCATCTTTTTGGATAGAGAATAATATAACCGAGGATTGACTTCTAGATCTTCGGTAAAAATATCCGCATCTGTGTTTTCATAAACAGCACTTGTGCTGGCAAAAATAACATGAGGAATATTATACTTCCTTGCAAACTCTAAAACATTTGCAGTTCCCGAAACATTAATACGGAGTGTTTCCAAGGGATTGCTTTCACAATCAGGCAGAGAAGTAATAGCAGCAAGATGGATGATAGCATCGTATTTCTTTCCACACCATTCATACAAAGCCTCAGTTGCAATATCAACGTGGAAAAATGGCGCGATAACGTTTCCATTGACTGTTAAGTTAGAAACATATCCATTTCTAAGGTTATCACAAAGAACCAATTCATGACCTTTTTCGATTAAAAGTTTTGAAAGACCAGAACCAATCTGCCCAGCAGATCCCGTAATCATTATTTTCATTTCAAAAATTCCCTCAAATTATTTTGATTCCTTGGAATATTTATTGCCACACAGGATGGATACGGATTACTCTTGGCAAAATCATTGATGATAACTCTCTGGCAGTGCGGAAGGTTCATCACAATTTCATCATAAGGTATACCTTTTTCTTCTAACTCTTTAATTGTGGTATTGCGATATCTTTCTGGTCTACTTGTAGTCAAGACAATTTTAACTTTACCTGTTGAATAAAGTTCTTTTAGCACTTCAATATTATCTTCCAGAGATTCTCCTGATCCAATATATGGAGGAAACTGATGAGAAGAATTAGTAACCAGTGTTCCATCAATATCTACAAATAAACATTTATATTGAGACTTATATTTGTTCCAAGCGTCCAAGGTTCCCCAGTCTTTAAAGTTAGAAGTTTTGAGTCCAATAAATTTTGATCCAGATAACATCATTTGAAAAATCACATCACTTACATAGCATTCATCTCTACTGCTATAAATCTGCGAATAAGTTTCAACAAATTCTCTGGCGTTAGCAAATCCATATCCACCAGAGGAAAATGTAGAGCTAATGACACGTTTTTCTACGATATTTGTAAGAACTCCATTAATATCAAGTTGAATGTAACTCTTTGATCTTGCATTGATATCATCCATATCGTTTAGATCAAAATATGCAACCTGATTGTCTTCACTATAAATTTTACATTCATAGTATCCATCAGAATCTTTGATAAAGACAAATCCTTCAATATTCTTTTTTTCAATCAATTTACAAACCGTTTCCGACTGGGAAGATGTTTGCTCGTGCAGAAATACAATTTCAGATTTATCTTTGATCCCATACATATCAAGTTCCTCTAAGAATCCAGACTCAAACTTATACTTAGTCTGATGTTCTTGAAGAGCAACAAAATATATTTTATCAAAAAATTCTAAGTTTAATCCTAGAATAGAAGCAATCCCCATGAATGTATTTGTCATTGGATGAGATAGCATCCATTTCGGTCGAAGATTCGGATACCTACTCGAACGTCCCGCCATAGGAACAATTAAAGTTTTCATATAAACTAGAATTTTTCAGCATTTTTGTAATTATAATTCTTTGACTTGGGTCAGTCAAGTAAGGATCTAAACGCAAAGTATTCAAAACGTCCAGAACCTCAAATCCCAAAGTATGAATGTATTCCGAATATCTATTCTCAATTTTTTTCCAAAGATAAGAATATATTGTTTTTACTCTTAAACTTTCTATTTTTTGAATATTTAAACTCCAACCATAGTACAAATCTTGTTTAAGTTTTACTAGATCGGAAAGAAAAGTATCTATAAAACAATCCAAGAAATCAATAAAATAAAGTCTACTTGGATGAAAAATGATATTCGCAAAAGTTAGATCTCCATGACAAAAAGTTTGTGGAATATTCAAATCATTCTTTACTACCAAATCTTCTATAAAGAGAAGATCTTGCTTGTGACTTGTAATGTCATATAAAGACTTTATCTTTTTAAGAATCTTTTCTCTTGATACTTTCGACTTGTATTCTTTCTTCGTTTCAATTAAAAAATCAAAATATGAGAATAAAGAAGTTAGGACAAAGTTTATATCATTCAAATTAGACACGGAAAAATATTCAAAAAAAGAATATCCAGACACATACTCCATATCAAAAAAGTATAGATCTTCTTGATGAACATTTAAAACTTTGGGAGCTTGTATATTCTTGAATATCTGATTTGAAAATAATTTTTGCTTGTTGATTTGAAGATTTAATCTTTCATTATAATCTCTTGATGAAGAGTACTTTCTAAGAATATCTGGTTCAATTAACTCCAATTTACAACCAGACAATCCAGTGTCTAGTCTTTTCATTGCTGATATTTTGAATTATCTTTTGCTAAATGAACAATCTTTGGATCAAAATTACAATACTGAGTAAAAACTTCTGGATATGCATATGATGGTCCAAGAACATGAACGTCTTCTCTTCTCTCGGCAAAGAATTTGTTCATTTGACTCTCATCATGCCATTGAGCAATTACATCATTATCAAGATCCACCTTTGTTCTGCGATGGAGTTCTTCGATCATTTCAATCACATATGGCACTCTACCGCCCCACAGACACCCCTGGAAGTACACTGAGGTGTCATCCCCCTCATTGATGCCTGCTGTCGATTCTCTGCGTGTCTCAAAGGCACCTGGGAACCTGTCATGAGGTGGCATTTGCATGAAATGACACGGGTGTTGGACACCAATATATTTTTTATCTGTAAATAATTCTTCTATTGTTACTTCACTCGTTACAAGTGTATCTGCATCAAGGAATAAAACATAATCAAAATCTACGAGAGCATTCTTTGCTTTAAGAATTGTATCAAAACGAAGTAGAGTTATATAAGGCCAAGGTAAATGTTCCTGTTTAAATGCATAAACATTGTCGGGAACACCTTTCATTACACCATCAGTAAATACAAAATATTTTTTTTCTACGTCAGGAACTAATTTTTCCTCACATGCTTGATGCCAAGAGGGAAGAAAATTAATATATTCACCAGTGCCAATAAAAATAATTGCCAGATTCATTTTTTAAATACCAAGTGAGATATTGGCCAATCGTAATTCTGGGGAACGTATAGAGATTCTGTTAAGAAATTGAATTCTCCCCAAAGAGTCAATCCATTTTCAATAGCATATTCAATTATCTTTTCTGGAGAAATAAACTCACCAATATCAGAATCTGGATTTACATCAGTGGAAATAATAAAATATCCTCCACTTTTCAGCACCCTATAAACTTCATTAAAACAAGTTTGCCACTGATTCTTATATGCTTTTCCGTGGTCGCAAAAATGAGTAACAGCGCATGAATCTAGAAATACATCAATACTTTTAGATTTTTGCTCTTCCAAGAAGATCCACGCATCGTTTAAAACCATCTTAACTAGACTCTGCTTTACTAGATGATTGATATGTCCAATATCAACACCAGTAACATCATTACCCAAACTTGCAAGATAATGAGATACAGGAGATTCACCACTTCCAAGATCAACTACCTTTTTAGTATTAGTCTTAACAAGAGATTCGAATGTTCTAATGATTGAAAACCATTTCATAATGGCATCATCTTTATACCACAAATCTCTGTGTGGGAAATTTTCTACAAAATTTTCTGCATCTCTCCTCTGAATAGAGTATTGCAAATCCTCTTCGGTGAGGTATCTATTTAAATTACTATCCATGAGTCTGAATAAAGATCTATAATGTTTAAGTGTTGATTATTTAACCCGAACCATTTTTTAGGAGCAATGGTTTTTTGACTTTGCGCTAACCAAGCACCCCACCAACTAAAGGTGCTGTTTGCAATAATATGTTCAGAGCACAAAGTCATTAGGCACAAATCGACATAACTACTATTTCCCTCTGACACCATAAACCTGTCCGAAGAAAACAAAGACTGTTGCTTGCACCATTCAGAATCATCAGAAAAAATGATCACAGATGCATCATCAGAAAACTCAGATAGTGCTTTTTCATAATAGTCTAATCCAAGAGGTGTATGATTGCAAGAATTAAAAAGATAATCAGTGCGTCTAATATGTAAAGAAACAATCGTTGGATCATCACTATCAGTGTAGAAAACTCCCATCATTTCTTGACAGGGATCAAGTATTTCTTTTTTAAAGGTAAAATCTTTTCTGATAAGATCTTCTACATTTTTAAAATACTTTTCAGTCTGAAAGAATCCATAGAGACTTACCCAATCTGGACACTCGTTGAAAAGTTTTTCGTTAAATTCAAAAGTACCTTCATGAACGACAGGACGACCTGGATCAATAGTTTGCAGATTCAAGTTTGTGATACTACTCATCTCAAAACAATCAAAAAGTTCTGTTCTGAGCATGTTGCCAATACCATCATTTACTGCATCCCCATAGAAGGGAAAACAGTAATTAAATCCACGGTTTTCTGCAATTCCTCGAAGAGATGCATACTGAAACATTTGATTTCCCAAACGTCCCAGTCTTCCCAAATAATTAAATCCAATCATACTGGATGCCAGGCAGGAATATATGAAGTCTGTGTACTGCAATCTTCATCATGAAGAATAATCTTTTGCTTGTTGAGTTGAGAGTTAATCCACTCATAATTTTTACGAATTCCTTCTTCAAGAGTTTGAGAATAATCCCAACCAAGTTTTTCACGGATCAAATCGTTATTGGAATTGCGTCCACGAACGCCAAGAGGAGCATTAAGATTATGAACTTTTCGAACAATCTTACCAGAAACTCTTGCAGTAATTTCTACAAGTTGATTAATAGTAACCATTTCCTCAGATCCAATATTTACAGGACCAGTAAAATCGGAATCCATCAAACGACGAGTTGCTTCAATACATTCATCAATATAAAGGAATGAACGAGTTTGCTCTCCATCACCCCACACTTCAATAGATCCACCAAGCTCAGGAAGAACTGCTACTTTACGGCAGATTGCAGCTGGTGCTTTTTCACGTCCACCGTCCCAGGTTCCCTCTGGACCGAAAATATTGTGGTAACGAGCAACCCTAACTGGAATGTTAAAATTGCGATGATAAGCAAGATACAATCTTTCTGAAAAAAGTTTTTCCCATCCATACTCGGAATCTGGTGCTGCGGGATATGCTGATTCTTCACGACAATCTGGATTATTAGGATCAAGTTGATTATACTGTGGATACATGCAAGCAGATCCAGAATAAAAAATCTTAGTTTTTTTTACACCTTTCAATTCATTAAGTTGCTTTTGTTCTTCCAGAACATTAAGATTAATGATTGCAGAATTATGCATGATTTCTGCATCATTATTCCCAGTGAATACAAATCCTGCACCACCCATATCAGCAGCAAACTGATAGATCTCATCAAAAGGTTCTAGAAATTTATCAACGATTGAACGATAGTAGTTACCAGAATGACCTGCAAATCGAATGCAGCGACGAACTACATCAGGACATCTCAGATCACCACGAATAAACTCATGCGCTTCTGTTTTAGAAAACTCTGGATATTTTAGATCTACACCACGAACCCAATAACCTTCTGCTCGCAGTCTTTTTATCATATGACTTCCAATAAATCCACCAGCACCAAGAACAAGTGCTGTCTTCTTATAATCGCCCATAAAATGATGTTAACTCTTACTATCTAGTATAAGTCATTTGCAGATAGATTGCAACCCAAACAACAGATCAATATCTTGTTTAAATCCAAGAGAGATCAGTTTATCTGCATTTAGCGCAAAGTTTTTTGACTGAACCAACTGATTAAACTTTGGTGTTTCGATTGAGAAGATATCGCTTCTGCTTCCAATAAATTGTTTTACCATCTGAATGATTTCTCGAAATGGAAGTGCTACTCCACTTGCAATATTATAAATCGAATTTAATTCTCCTTTTTGAATCACCAAATTGATAGCACGACAAATATCAGTAACGTGCATATAATCTCTCAGTTCATCTCCATTATTATAAAGAGTAATTGGTTCATGATTTTTCAGCAATTCAACCAAAAATCCCAAAACATTTTTTCTCGGAGATATTGTTTTATCATTTCCATAAACATTAGCAATTCTTAGAATACGATATTTGACATCATACACACTACAATAAGAGATTAATAGTTGTTCAGCTGCTCTTTTTGTAATTGAATAAAATCCCCTTGGATCGCAGGGATCATCTTCTTTTGCGTATAAAATATCTGGACCATAAACAAATCCAGTGCTGATATAGTTAAAAATCAAATCTTTGGATTTACAATATTCTAAGGTTTCCATCAAAACATTGAGATTAGTTTTGACATCTAATGTAAGATCATCTAAAACATTATAATTTGAAGTAGTACTAATCAAATAAAGAACTTGATTGGATTCTGGGTTTCTTTGCTCTCTTGGAATTTTAATTGCATCATCGGGAAACAAATCACAAAAGGTTCCTCCAATAAATCCAGTAGATCCATAAACAGATACTTTACTCATATTTGTCGCATTCAAAAAATATTGTTCCGTTCATATCCTTATCAGAAAGAATTGGGGTATCTACTCCCCAGTCAATAACTAAACTAATATCATTCCACAACAAAGTTCTTTCGTGCTCTGGATAATAATAATCAGTGACTTTATACAAAACTTCTGCTTCATCAGATAAAACAGAAAATCCATGAGCAAATCCAGGTGGAATCCACAATTGAGATGATCCTGGGAATAAATGAAACCCAGTCCAATGTCCAAACGTTTTTGAACTTTGGCGAAGATCTACAATCACATCATATATTTCCCCACGTACACATTGTACAAGTTTACCCTGAGGTCTTTCAATTTGATAATGTAAACCACGTATTACATTTTTCTTAGAAATTGAATGGCAATCTTGTACAAATTCGTATGGACCAATGATCTTTTGAAGATTTTTCAGATTAAAAGTCTCTCTAAAACAACCTCTAAAATCTTTGTAAACTTCGTTTGTAATGATATATGCACCGTTCAACTTAGTTCTGATTGCATTGATACCACTCAATTGTTTTTTGTAATCCGTAGTTAATGTTATACTACTCATTTTTCAAAGAATATTTTTCTAGAAGTTTGGGAGAATGAGGATAGGGTTCAACTATACTCTGTCCATTTTTTTCTCTCTTTTCTTTTTCCAAAGTATAAACTCTATTTCTAAGTTCGGTCGAAGAATATTGATGTCTTCTCAAATGATAATATAACTCAATACCATGATCAATGCAATATTGTTTTCCAGTAAAATCTTTGTCTTTATATTCCTCACTCAAAAATCTAATATGTATTGTCTGCGTTTTAATTAAGTTTAGAAGATCTGCCTCTGTTTCATATACAAGAATTTCATCTACGTATCTGCATCCTTGTAGCTGAACATATCTTTCATACACGGATTGAATTGGTTTATTTTTTATTCCTGGACGATCAATAGTTGGATCTACTTGAAGTGCAACTTTTAAATAATCACACATCTCCTTTTCAACTTTAAACATGGTCACATGCCCAGCGTGAAACAGATCACAAGAACTACAATTGAATCCTATTTTCATATGAATGTATTTTTTTCAATTATACAAAAAAAGATGAGTTTATGCAACCATCTAAAATAATTCAGGCTCGCCACTTGCCCTTCGACCAGAGGCAAGAAACTGGGCGGGAGCTATCCGATCCTCACCAGCAATCCTTTATAGAGAGATTGCAAACTCTCAGGGGGGTTTCCCGACCAGGGTTTTTTAAGACTCTCCATGTCTATGTTGGGTCATTGACTCCACCACTTACTTTTTAAATGGAAATAAGAAACCATAATGTCAGAAGTCTTTTGGCAGTGCTCCTGGCATTACTCTACGCAAAGAATCGATGAGTGCTTCCAATCTTGCTTCAAGAACAACAACTTTTTTAGAATCTCCGTTACTTTCACAAGAAGTATGAGATCTTTCTTCTAGTGCTTGAAGTCTTTCTTCAACTTGTTTGTCATATGCTGACATATATGGTTGAGAGGATGATTCGGAAGATGTTTCAGAGGAAACTTTTCTAGTTGCCATAATTATCAAATGTAACTGTCATAATATTTATAAATTAGTCCCATTTACGATAAGCGCCAGGATTATCAGGGTCCAACCATTTAGTGTATTCAAAGTCTTCCATGGCAAGACTAAATTGCATACCATTGTCACAAAGATACATGTCTTTGTAACGACCCGAAAATGAATTTATTTTTTGAATTCGATAATCAGGAAAACCATTTTCCAAATCTCCACATTCAACGTAGCGATAGGGAAAACGATTAAGAAGAACTTTCATCAGGCAACCTCAACAGTTTTAAGATCAGCGGCGATGGTTTCCATCAAAATCTCATAATCATCCAGAGGATCACCAGAGAATACTACACCTTCGTTCTTATAGTACCGACGAACCTTTTTGTAGAGTTTCGGATTCTTTACATCAAGGTAGAATTCGCCATTTGCGGCACCACGAAGAGTTTGAACGTCTTTCTTGAACTTAGCAGTGAGAGTCATTGTTTTGAATTGTTTGCCTTAGTATTATAAGGGTTTGACTTAAAGAAGTCAAGATGGACAGTTTTATATCTGTCCTATGCTCGTCAGGGGAATCTAACCCACCTTCGGCGGTTTATGAGACCGCTGCATTCGAACAGATTGCTATACGACCTACATTCGCTATTCGCAAATAACAAATAGCAATACGAGTGGGTGGATTTGAACCACCTCAAAGCCGCTAATCTGGCGGAAAAGGTTTATAAGACCTCTCTGACTACCAAGTCTCACTCGCATAAAGACCAGATCTATAATAACGGACCTGGAATGCTTGGTCAAGAACCTTCTTCATGATCAGTGTGAATGCGTATTATATCCTCACTCACATCACACTCTTCAAATACTTTTACTACTTCATTATAAGGAACTATCACTGCGTTTATTTCTCCATCCGTTATAATAAATGATTCGCCATTCTCAACTCTTTCTATCAGAGTATCGAAATCTTTTTGAAACTCTTCAACTGTAAATTTTTGAAGTTCGTTAATTTCTTGATTCATTTTTTATAAAGTGATTTTTATTATCGGGGCGACAGGGATTGAACCTGTGACATCTGGTTCCCAAAACCAGCATTCTACCGCTGAACTACGCCCCGTGGCGGAAGGGGTAGGATTCGAACCCACGGATGCTTGCACATCGCTGGTTTTCAAGACCAGAGCCATCAACCACTCGACCACCCCTCCAATTAGTAATTACTCTCTTAGATAAGATCTAAGCATCCAAACAAACTTACCATGTGTTTCCATTAAATCTTGGAGCAAATTGGCAGTTGCGTATTGCTTTTGATTTTCTGATTCTTCAACAGCTTTTGTGAATAGATCAATTACTTTTTTATTATCTAAAAGCAATTGAGAAACCATGGATTTGTCACTTGGATTTGGTAAAGCATCTGAAATTTCAGAGGTTTGAACTACCTTGCTTAGAGGAGCAATTGCTATTACTCTAAGATATCTCATGTGTTCTGTTAAGCGATCTATTTCGCCTTGCATGGTTGTATACTGTTCACCAAATGCTTCATGAAGTTGAAAAAAATCTTTACTGGTAACATTCCAGTGATATGCCCAAGTCTTTTGCATCAAACAAAACAAACTTGTTTGTGCTTTATGAAGTGCCTGATATAAATCATTCATTGT